CCGTCTGCAAGTACATCTGATAAATGGTTTCGGCGGTCTCCGCCTTGTCCATCTGCTCAAATGCCGACCGTGCTGCTCTGCATACCTCGTCCTCTATCAGATATTTATTCTCCAGCTTTTTATGGCAGCCTGACTTTTTCTGCACGCCGTTACAGCGGTAATAATAGTGCTTGACCCCGTTGCGTCCTGTGCCTGACAGCCCGCTCATAGGCTCTCCGCAGTGACCGCAGTATAATTTACCCGACAAATAATAGTCGGCTTTGGCGGTGTTCTTGGCGGCTCTCTTGCGGTTGGTTATCAGCTTTTCTCTTACAGCATCAAAGACTTCATTGGGTATCATCTGCGGTATGCCTCCTTCAATCACAATATCATCGTATTTGTAAATGCCTATGTATTTTTCATTAGCCAGCATATTGTAAAAACTGTTTGTGGTGAACGGTCTGCCTCGGCGGTTGCGATAGCCCTGAGAGTTTAAATGCTCGGCTATGTCGGTGAGCCTCTCCCCTTCCGCATACATTCGGAACACAGTTTCAGGGATAATTCGGGTCTCATCATCAATGACCAGCTTCTTGTCAACGACCTTGTACCCCAGCGGGATATGCCCCGTGGTCTGAGCCTTCATGGCGGACTGGCGCATTCCTCGGATAGTTTTTTCTCTGAGGTCGGCGCTGTAGTATTCGTTTATAGCCTCAATTATGTGGGTCATCATCTGGCCGCTGGCATCGTCCCCGAAGCTCTCCATTACCGACAGGAGCCGCACGCCGTTTTTTGCTAAGATCTGACGATTTACAGCGCTGTCGATGGTGTTGCGTGCAAAGCGGTCAAGTTTCCACACAATAACACTATCCCACTTGTGCATGGCGCTTTCATGAAGCATCTGCTGGAAGGCGGGGCGGTCATCGTTCTTGCCCGTCATGGCTCGGTCTATGTATTCCTGCACGACTGTTATGCCGTGCTGCTTGGCGTAATTGTAGCAGTCATAGAGCTGTCCTTCAATGGACTGCTCCGTCTGCTTGTCCGATGAATATCGGGCGTATATTACGGCGGTTTTCAAATTTAAATCACTCCTTGACATTTTCAGGGAGCTATGATACAATAAACTTGTCTAAGGTTGTGATTGTATCACAGCTTCTTCCCCGTTCGGTGTTCCAGCGCCGGGCGGGGATTTTTTATTTCCTACTCTTTCCTCTGGGCTTATATACATAGCCCTTTTCAATCTTTGAATTTATGTCGTTTAACGCAGCATTTAATAATATTTTATAATCATCAACATTATTCTTATAATATATCGTTTGCTTTTTGCTATTTAAGTAAGCCTTTGCTCTTTCCAAATCATTACGTTTTACAAAAGTGTTTGCAACGCAAACTGAATATGTTGCAAAATCAGGACAAAGAGATTCAGCCTCTCTATACGCATTCTCAGCTTTTTCAAACATATATTCGCCCTCATAGGCTTTTCCAAGATAATGATAAACAGAAGCCCTATTGCTGGACAGCTGATCTACCGAATATCCGCCCATATCAATAATATCTCTGGGCGTTCCGGACCATGACGCCCCTGCAGCAATATACTTTTCAAGATATTCTATAGCCTGCGGTCTGTATTTTGCCCCTAACCACACATAACAGTGAGAAACAACATACAGGCTTTTAGCATCAATAGGGTTTGGACCGCACAATTCAATGGCTCTTAATAGAACATCTTGGCGACTTTGACAATCGCTAATAATCGCCTTAGCCCTTGTACCTATTGTTCCGCCTATCCCCTGTGATTCAAAGAGCTGTAATGCGATATCTACATTGGATTCAGACTTTACCTTTGAAACAAGTTTACTAAAAATACCCATAATGCCACACCTTTCTTCATTTCTTTGTCTATTGATTATTTGATATGGCACTACTGTCAAACGGCTCCACAGGCTTCATAATCAGCGAAGCAGTGATATTTGTCCTGCTTTCACATGATAGGCAAAACTGCTGAGGATCCACGGCAGTCAGGTCAGTGTTTTCAAAAACAGACCGCACAAACTTTAACGAGTATATGCAGTCATCTATAATGTTTCCTGTCTTGTCATCTCTGTGCTGAGAATAGCCAGAGGCAACTATCTGCTCTATTGCAGTGCTGACATTGAAAATATTGCTTGAAACAAATACTGCCAGCCCGAAAACACACAGTATGTATTCCTGCTTTATCTCCTTCTGGGTCTTGTTTTTCTCCTTTACAGTGCCATTTGCAAGCCGTGCTGCTTTTGTGGCAGGAATATCATTTATCGGTGGAAGATGAAGATCAAGACACATAGTTCTGTTGTCAGCGCAATACTCGAAATCAACTGAAAAATCAACCGTCAATGTAACACTTTCAAGCCACTCCTGCGTTTTTTGCTCTATGTATTCGCTGTCACTGTTCATCAAAGCTCTTATCTCGCTTCGCCTCAGCTCAGCTTCAATCTCGTTCTGTGCATTGGCTTTTTCTGCTTTTATATTCTCGATTCGTTCAAATTCTGCTTTTTCACTCTCGTACTTTTCAACAGCTTCTGAATATCGGGCATCGGCTCTTGAAGAAACATACTCTTCCAGAGCCTTTTTCTTTTTCCAGAAAGGCACCTTTACATTCTGCTCGGCTTCACGATACAGAACCGTTTCAATATGATCTCTCATCGGCTTGGGCGCAGAAAATTCCGCAGGCTGATATTTTCTTGGCTGAATATGCTCTATTGCAGCATTGCAGTCATCTGCCGAAACGACCTTTGCGGACATACGGTGAATGTTTATCATTTCATCTGTACCGCTTTGTATTTCTGAGAAAAGAGCATTCTGCTGATAACGTTTTTCCTCTTTCCGCTGTTCCATCACAGCACGCTTCTTCTCCTTGAACTGCTCGGTACTCTTTATCTTCCGTATAAGAGAATCATCGTATATTTTTTGCCCCATGGAATCAAAGAACTCAACATCACCGTTTTCAAGTATCTTGAAATCATATCGTCCGACAGGCTGGGCAGACCTGCTTCCTGATGAACCTGAGCGTGAATACGATGTTCCGGCTCTTGATGACGAGCTCTTATGACTGCTTGTAAGCGGAATAGTGCTGCTGTGCGTTTTCCCAAACAAACCCTTGCTTCTGACTGTCAGGCTTGTACCTGTTTTATTAAAATTAAGCCTTACACCCTTGGCGATCTTTATTCCTCTTCTTCGTGCCATGTTATCACGTCCTTATCTAATATGCTCATCTGCCGCCAATAGCGGATAATACAGCAATACCCACGACACAAGCTGCAATCACAACGCCTGTGATAAGCTTATTATCGTTCCACCTTTTTTGCACCAGCGACCTAAGTTTGCTGACATTATTGATTATCATATATAATGCAAATATGTATATTATAAATTTGATAAACCATGACAAAAAATCTCCGTTCCATGAGAGAGACACGCCTGCGGCAGGCACAGAAATAATCAATACAACAAATAAGATAACCGCAACACTATTGGATGTTCTGAGCCTTGCAGCCGGACGAGGAGGTGTCTGCACATTCATTGATGCTGCATTTCCTGCCGATTTATGGTTGGCTTTTCTCCTTGAACGGCTTTTCCCTCCGAAAGACGTTGAAAAAGATATTCCTGTTCCGGGAATACGTGAAGTTACACGCATTTTTCCGGTCGAACTCAGCCCGACACGAAAGGACTTTCCGCCCACAGAAGAGCTGAAGCTCTTTTTCCCAAGAGTAAATCTGAATGGTCCTTTTGATTTGCTTTTTCTGAACTTAAGTCCCATAAAATCACGTCCTTAGTTAGTATTGTTATATTTTACATAGCCTCGACTTCTTCAAGCGATGCACATATATTATCGAAGTCGTCTCGGCGTATATGTTCCAGTTCATGTTTGACTGCCTTTTTCTGTTCTTCCCACGACAGGTGAGAATTTATGTAAACATTATAAAATCCGTCAGAATCTAAAACTGTTACGCCTTTGATGGTGTACGGCAAGTCTATATATCTGATTATGTAATCAATCATTCTCACCATTCCTCAGAGCTTCAATGATTTTTACAGTTTTCATTATATCCTCTTTAGTTGCTTTTTTGCTGGCACTAAAGAGGATTTTCATTTCCGGGCGGGTTCGGAGGCTGTCAACTATTTCTCTGACCTCATCATCTATAAATAGTGGTTCTCCGTGCTCATCGTAAGCTTTTACGCTGTCATCCTGCTCAGTTCCGAGTAGATAATCAGTTGAAACACCCAGAAATTCAGCTATTTCTTTAATGTATTTTTTATAAGATTTATTTTTGCTTTTGGGCGATTTCCAAGTTGTGAATGTGCTTTTTTCCAGTCCGAGATAATCCATTAGATCCTTCTGTGTTTTCTTCTGCTCTTTTAGCAATGCTTGTATTTTATCTAAAGTTGACATAGAAACACCTTCCTATTTGTGCACATGCACAAAGTTGATAAAATTTCTATTTTTGTATTGACAATAGATAAAATTTCAACTATAATTAAAATCACAAAGTTGATATAAATTCAACAGTTGAAATAATCACTACAAAATCCCAACTGCGAGTTGAAGCGTTATCTATGTTTTGCTATTACACTTACATAGTATATCATTTATCAACTTTTGTCAATAGCATGAGGCTCTTTTTGTGAAAGGTGGTGTAATATTGTTTAGTGATTTTAGACACTATGTCAAGAGTGAACTAAAAAAAAGAGGCATAACCTACGCTGAATTATCGTCTTTAACCGAACTGAAAGAAAGTACAATAAAGTGCTTCATGTGCGGAAGAGATGATAGCCGAAGAATTGCCGAAAAAATTGCTGATGCACTCGGGGTTTCACTGGTGTACAGCAATCGAATTTACAGAGTTGATGAAAAATAATCTTCCGTGATTATATTTTATCACATTATCTGTCCTAATTTCAGGACAGGAAGGAGAAAATCATGGACAAGAACTATCCCACCAGAAAAATGATGTCCGAAAGCGGACGCAGGATCATACTCGTAAACGAGCCAAGCCCTGAGATTATGGCAAAATGCCTCAAGCGTATCATCGACAAGAAGCTACTCGAGGCAGCTAAGGAAAAGGCAGGTGTAAAGTAATGAGCACATACAACGTATATGTCCACCTCAGGTTCAAGGGCGGCTCATTCAACGATGTGTACAGCGTATCGGCTGGGTCAAGAGAAGCTGCCGAAGCTAAGGCAAAGGACAGGATATTATCTGAGAACAGTCTTGACGATTTGATTGAGGCGGTTATCACAGATGTTTGCAGGGAGGTGTAAAAAATGAAGTGGTATATACTCAGATACGCCTATGATGGCAAAAAGTATAGCTGCCGCATTCAGGCTCACAGCTTTGAGATGGCGAATGAATGCGCTCAGCAGTTTGTTGGTGCGGCAAGTATTCTGTCGCTCTCCGAATGCCCTGTACAGGGGTAAAGAAAAAGCCGTGACGGCGGCAACCGTACACGGCAAAAAAGATAAATAAGACAGCCTTATTATAAGGCATTTAGGAGGATTTGTCAAGTATGAATGATATAAAATACAAAAACATCTCTCTTGGCATTGATGAGCTTGACCTTGACGTAAGATCATTTAACGTGCTGAAACGTGCAGGGGTAAATACTATCGCAGACATTGAAGCACAGGCTGAACAGCTTGCCGAAACAATACCTGCAAGGCAGTGGAAACATATCACAGATGCGCTGAATGCCTA